CGGCACCTCGGGGACGCTGGCGGCCGATGTCATGCGGCTGCTGGCTGAGCGGGCCAGGCTCCTGTGCGAGCTGGCACGGGCCGAAGAGCGGGTGACGTACTGGCAGGGTCGAGATTGAGCCGGGCGGCGGGTTGAGGCTGTGGCAGGGTTTACGTCCTTTTTCCCACCGCAGCCTCCCCGCTTGCTCGGCTCACTTCGCCGGCCCGCCCAGGTCGAGCGGCGGGAGCGTGGCCCGGGCCTGCGGGCAGATTGTGGGATCCACGTAGACCTGCTGCATGTTGGGGTCCGCGTGGTCGAGCAGCTGCGTGGCGGCGGCCGTCCCGCCGGCAAGGGCTGCGTATGACGCCGCCGTCCTGCGGAACCCGTGGAAGCCCCGGTATTTGACGCCTGCGAGGCGGCACAAGAGCTTGAGGCTGTTCCACTGGGCGCGGCTCTTGCGGTCCCAGGGCCACACCAGGGCCTCTGGCGGCCCTTGCCGGGCCGCGAGCATGGCGGCCAGGTCTGGCGTGATGTCCCGCTCAATGTCCCGTGTGCGGCCTTTACGGGTCTCCCCAAGGAATATGACCTTCCGCCGGCCGAGATCGACCTGGCCCCAGCGGAGGCTGGTCAAAGCGCTGTACCGCTCGCCGGTGCAGTAGGCCGCGTAGATGAGCGTGGACCACCACCAGGCCGAAGGCTGGCTTCCGGTCTTACCCTGCCGCCTCCTGGCCCGCAGGACGAGCTTGGCCACATCCTCAGTGGTGTAGGCCCGGCCCGTAGGCAGACGCTTGGGCACCTTGATCCGTGGCAACTCGGGGAAGTCGGCCGCCCACCGTTTCCTAGCGGCCAGGTTCCACGCCGCCTGAATCATCACCTTGTCCTTCTGGACGCTGGCCGGCGACGGCTTGCGGCCCATCCAGCCAGGCGTGTCAGCACGCCACCGCAAGTACCTCGAGATGACCAGGTCGTCGAGGTCGGCCACGGTTGGCTCGTGCCCTAGAAACTTGGTCAGCCTGTCCTGCAGGCCCCGGTAAAGCGACACCGTCTTGGCGTCGAGGTTCCGCAGGGTGGCGTATCGCTCAATCAGTTCCGCAAAAGTCATCGTCATGGTTAGCCCTTTCGTCCGCAGGGCCAACCATTGTACACACCTGTACAGGTCTGCGACTCCCGCCGCCTCCAGTCGAACATTGGCCCCGGCGGTCGATCCTACGGGGGATCGGCCAGCCGGGGCAAGGTTTGGGCAGATTGAAGGTGGGTTAGTTGACTGTTGCGGCTTCGCCACTACGATTGGGGCATGATTGCAATGGCGGTTCAAGACGATTGGGTTTCGGTCACCAGGGCTGCCGAGATCGCGGACTGCTCAGAGCAGTTCATTCGGCGGGAGTTGCTCGAGCACCTGCCGCGAGACGCCAGCGGAAAGCCCACGGCGGACAGGACCAAGGGCGGCCGGCTGGAAGGCTGGCTCGTCAACGGGCGGGCCTGGAGCGTGAGCAAGGCGTCCGCTGAGGCCCTTAAGGCCACCCTGACCAGCCGGGCCGGGCGGCGCAAGCGGGCCGCCAAGAAGAAGAAAGCCCGCTAACTCCCGGGAAAACCGGGGTACTAGAAAATCTTTTCAAGTCTACTTGACGGTAGTTGCGATACTGCTACTATGTGGGTGTCAGGCGATTGAGACCTGACGCAACGCGAACCGGGAGACGAAACGATGAACGCCGAAACAAACAGCCGATGGGAAGCTCGCTTGCTGGGTAGCGACACCTGGCGGGCAGCGACTAGCGAGGAGATCGCAAAGGCCACGCGTGTTTCTCTTTGTGGAAGGTTTCATAAGCCGGACGGATGGGAGTGCTTTATTGGTTTTGGCCGCAGCCTGACGGTCGTTTCTTGCACGACTTCGTGACCGGCTTATCGCCCGCCGGCAACAGGGCCGGCGGGCACGACACCACCAGGGCAAGGAGGCCCGACATGACCCCGAATCTTTGGCTCGAGCTGGTTGTGGTTCTGCTCAAGATCGTCGCCGCCAGCATTTCCCGTTGACAGTAGTTGCGATATCGCTACCTTGTTGTCGCAGTACCGCAACACCCAAAAAACGGCCACTTGACTCAGAACTAAACAGGCGTACAGTACCCAACCCAAACACGCAGGAGACCCTCAAGATGACTACAGATCCCCACCATGCCGAGTACGCCGGTGCCATCGCTGGCATGGCCGAGACCTATGGCTCGCGTTGGGTGCCGCGCCCTGGCGACCGCGTCCGCTGCCCGAGAGCGTTCGGCGGTGGCTACCAGCCGGGCGTCATCGCTGGCCCGGAGGACGGGGCCTACCTCGTAGACACCGCCGAGGGGCGGTTGCTGATGTACCTCGAGGAGCTGGAGCGGATCACGAACTGAACACAGGAGACGGGGCGGAGCCCCGGCAGCAAGGACGCACGGTGCCGGCTACCCAGGACGGGGACACCGGCTTTCACAAAGGACGCTAGACGCAAAGGACGCAGACATGAGCACAGAGCTCTCCACAACCACGACGCCCGCGAGGGGGCTGGCCCTCGCCTCGTTTGATGACGCCTTCCGGTTCTCCAAGATGGTCGCGGCCAGCGACTTCGCCCCCAAGGACTTCCGGGGCAAGCCCGAGTCCTGCCTGCTGGCCATCCAGCACGGGTCCGAGATCGGGCTGAGCCCGATGCAGTCGCTCCAAAACATCGCCTGCATCAACGGTCGGCCAGCGATCTGGGGCGACGCCGCCCTGGCCGTTGCCATGGCCAGCCCGGTGTGCGAGTCGGTCACGGAGACCATCGACGGGGAGGGCGACAACATGGTCGCCACCTGCACGGCCAAACGGCGCGGCTACGAAAAGCCCACCGTGGTGCGGTTCAGCGTGGCCGACGCCAAGAAAGCCGGCTTGTGGGGCAAGAGCGGCCCTTGGTCGCAATATTCCAAGAGGATGCTTCAGTTGCGTGCCCGTGGCTTCGCCCTGCGTGACGCCTTCCCGGATGTCTTGAAAGGGTTGGTTACGGCCGAGGAGGCTCAGGACTACCCGACGACGCCGGCCAAGACCGAGCCCGTCGTGGTGCGCCCCAAGTTTGATACACCGGCTGAGGATCGTGCCGACCCTTTCGAGGTGGCCAAGGCCGCCATCGAAGCCGAGGCCGACATCGGCAAGCTGGACGCCATGCGTCGCAAGATCGACGTCAGGGTCAAGGACGGCACCTTTACGTCGTTCCAGGCCGACGAGCTGTGCGACCGGATCCACGCTCGGGTGGAGTTCCTCGAGGCCGAGCGCGAGCCGGCCGAGGCGGTGTCGGTCAATGGCCACGGATACGGGAGGTAGCCATGAGCGACCAGCAGACCATGTACCGGGCGTTCTTCGGGTTCCAGGGCCTCAGCATGTGGCACCCGCATTCGCCGGTTCCGCACTTTCACTCCGAGATGACGCTGTCGCCTTGCGGCCAGTACCTGTCGGTACAGCGCCGCCGCATGGATGACTCCGGGTGGGAGACCACGCGAGAGGAGATGTCCGACTACTGGCAGCCGACCCGGGAGCAGGCCCTGGCGGCCGTGGCCCCGCGGCTGCGAGCGATTGGAGAGCGGCTGATCCGCCAGGCCGACGAGCTCGAGCAGGCGGCGCAACCCGAGACACGCGAGCGGCCAGCCCTGGCCGAGGCGGCTTCGCAGCCGCATGGGTCGCCCATCGGGAGTGGCGAGTAACCACCGACGCGAGCCCGGCGTAAACGGGCCAATACACAAGGGAGGACGACAAGTGCACGAGTTTTCAAGGCAAGTGTTGGAACTGCTGGCCGCCATGCCTTCTGAGCAAACGCAGGCGACCAACATGGTGACCGAGTTTGTCGTGGCCGAGGAGGATTGGTTTGAGGCCGCAGAGTCAAAACTGCTCGACGATGTGCCGGCAGTCGACACGTCGTTCTTGTTCACGCCAGGCGATGCCATGAACGCCCGTCAAACCAAGGAGCAGTGCCGCAAGGCGCTGGCTCAGACCGGATATCGGGAGTGCGGCTGGCCGGCGCTGGCGTTGTTTGACCACATGCTGCAGACGTTCACGACCGGACGCGATTGGGTGCAGGCGAACGGATGGAGCAACGTGCCGCCCGAGACCGGCTACGGCCTGGTGCCGTCGCTTATGGTGACCAACGCATCGCTCTGGGCCGTGCAGTGGCTCAACGCTGCAAAGGCCGGCGACGTCGAGTACGGCGCTCGTGCGGCCTGCAAGCTGGCGTACCTCATGACGGTGATCTTCATGGGCTGCCCGCACCCGCGACTGCGAGAGGAAGACCAACCGCCGGCCGAGGCACTGACTTGACGCCCGTGCCACGGTAGTGGCTGGGTAACACGACACGCAAGGAGGCAGAGATGACGCAGGTTTTTGAGGACATCATCGTTGACGCCGAGTTCGCCGCACTGATCCCGCCTCTGTCGGCCGAAGAGCGGCAGCAGCTCGAGGAGAACATTGTTGAGCACGGCGGTGCACGCGACCCGCTGGTGGTTTGGGCCAGCAAGGGAACGCTGACTCTGCTCGACGGCCACAACCGGTACGAGATCTGCACGCGGCTGGGACTGCCGTTTGACATTCATGAACTGCGGTTCAAGGACAGAGACGAGGCCGAGGACTGGATCGACCGGAACCAACTTGGAAGGCGAAACCTTGACGCGCGGCAGATGAGCCTGCTCCGCGGACGGCGCTACAACAGGGCGAAGAAGGACGCAGGAGGACGTGCTGGTCGTGATTTTGGGGCGGACAAAATGTCCACCCCAAACACTGCCGAGGCTCTCGCCGCAGAGCACGGCGTGGACGAGAAGACAATCCGGCGAGACGGAAAGTTTGCTGAGGCCGTCGAGACGCTCGGCATTGAGCGTGAGATTGCGACCGGCGAGATTCAGGCACCCAAGCACGCCATCGTTGCAGCGGCCCAGGCCTTGCCCGAGGGGCCGACTGCCGAGCAGGTGCAGCAAGCCGTCCAGGCTGTAAAGGCGAAGCCGCACGTCGCCAACAACAGCGGCGACAACGAGTGGTACACGCCCAAGGAATACATCGAGGCCGCCCGCCTAGTGCTGCACGACATCCACCTTGACCCAGCGTCTAACCCTGCTGCGAACGAGGTAGTTGGTGCCGACAAGTACTACACCGCTGAGGATGACGGCCTTGCCCAAGAGTGGGATGGCAACGTCTGGATGAACCCGCCCTACGAGTCTGGGCTGATCGGCCAGTTTGTCGAGAAGCTCTGCGACTCATACGCCACCGGCACCGTCTCGCGGGCCGTCGTGCTCGTGAACAACGCCACGGAAACCAAATGGTTCCAGTCGCTGGCTGAGCAGGCGTCGGCCATTTGCTTTCCACGGGGCCGAGTGAGGTTCTGGGCCCCCGGCAAGCCAAGCGCTACGCCGCTGCAGGGCCAGGCTGTTCTGTTTCTCGGCCAAGAGGTTGACGATTTCGCGCGTGCGTTTTCGTCGTTCGGTTTTGTCATGGAGGTAACAAAGTGAGTAACTCCGGCGGACGCATTATCTGCGAACAGGCATACGCCCAGGGAAAGATGCTGGACAGCAGCGGCTGGAACGGCGTGCTGGCTCGTGGAATCACGCCGAGCGACATCGACTTCTATGTCGAGTCAAGCGGATGCTTTCTCTTTGCTGAGTTCAGCCGTGATAGCAGCGACCTTGAGTCGCTGTCTCGTGGGCAGGAGCTTGCCTACACGCGGCTGTCTCGCAGGCCAACTGGTGACGCGGTCGCAGTGTGCAGGCACAACGTCCCATTTACCCGCGCTATCGACACCAAGGGGGATGTTGAGGCGTGCACCGTCTACTTCGCCAGCGGGAGCAAGAGCGTCCCGCTGTGCAACGCCCAGTGGCAGCAGTTGGTTGCGAAGTGGGCCGCGAATCCTGCCGACGCGGTTAGGTGGCTGGACTCTCTGCATGCTGACGATGCTTTTCTGGAAAGCGTTGCGTTTTAAGGAGACTTCTCTTGGCCGGTGAGTGGTGCCCCATCGACTGCAATCTCGCCACGAAGCCCGAGGTGCTCGAGCTCGTGGACGAGACCGGCGACCCGGCCGACGCCGTGATCGGCCGGCTGGTGCAGCTGTGGCTGTGGTC